TCATACCGCCGCCCATCATTTTTTCTCTAGGTCTGTTACCATAATCGTTTCTCATATTTATCTCCTATTTTTTTCCATTACGGAAAATTTGTGTACCCTTTATACCAAAAATACTAGCAACTACAAGCACCCATAAATTGGTGAACCATTTCGGAAGTTCATGAAAGTACTCGAAGAATAGCTTTACCTTCTCCATAGCTGCCGGATCGTCCGACATGACTGCCCACATTAACACTACGATAGGGGCCGAAATTATAACGAGCACGAATTCGTCCTTATAATCGTTTTGTCTAGCTTCTAGTAATTTGCCTTGGTAAGTTTCCTCACCTCGGGCCATCTTTTCTGCATGCATTAATTGTGCATCAGACATAGCCATCTTAGTCTTCTGGCGGTTAGAATAAATTTTACTTCCAGCTTGTAATGCAATCTTGGCTAGACTGAACCAGGCCATACTAATACCAAGTAGCTGTTTTTTTCTTGCCTTTTAACATAGCACGTCTACCTCTAACTTCAACTTGAGTACCTTCACAGATATCACTGTAAACTTTGTATTCGTTAGTTAGGATCTTTGATCTTGGATCAGTTCCAACTTTACTTGGAGAGTCTCCAATATCAACGCCACCTGTTTGGAATCCGTCTTTGTTAACGCCTTTGTCTTTTGTAATTTTTACCATAATACTCCTTTTGTATACTATCTTCTTGGTCCTTTCAAGATACTTACGTCTCTTTGTTTAAACCTGTCAGATTGTAGTTTTGCTTCTTGTGACATCATCTGTTTTGTTAGTGATGTATCAGCTCTAAGCTCAGCTAATTCTTCATTTTGGGCTAATTTATCCTCATGTTGGTTTTGATTCATCATAGCCTTCATTTTATCAATATTTATCTTTTCTTGGCCTTCTTGCTCTTTTCTAGCGTCGTCTTGAGCTTTTAAATCAAGTTCTCTTGACTTTAATTTAGCAATTGGATCGTTTCCTAATTGACCCATAATCTTATCTTCCTCTGCCATAAATTCTTGAGTCATTTCTGCAATTAATTTAGCTTTTCTAGACTCCATAGACAGTTGCATACCTAATAACTGCTGTTGCATTTGCATAAATTGCGGAGACTGTTGCATTTGTGGTCCTTGCGCCATTAATTGCTGCATTCCCATTTGCATTTGTTGAACTTGTGTAATCTCTTCTCTAAATTCTACTTCTATTTGCTCTTGTGCCATCAAACTTATGTGTTCAAAAATATTTTTTTCTAATGAACCTAAAATCATAGGGTTGTTTCGTGCAATACTTGTTGACATAAAGTTTAAATGCGAAGTTATGTGCGCTGCATGGTCTTGACCTTTAAAAGCTTGGAAAGGTTTGCCTGTCATTGCTAAAATATTTTCTTGTGCAGGGTCCATTGGTTGTGGTTGTTGCGGTGGTGGCAAGATTTTGTCAATATCTTTAACACCAATTGCCGTATACACCGCTCTGTACGCTTCATATAAGTTGTGAATTTGTGGATTTGACTGTGCAAGTTGTAATTCTGTTTGTGCCATCGTAATTCTTTGTGCTTGTGAAAAAATATTTGGGTCTGCAACAGGTAAAATATCTACTTTGTCATCAAAATCTGCAACCTTAACATTTCTTTCTCCACCAACAACATCATAAGGATACTCAGGTGGTAAATAAGTTTTAAATACTTCGGCTAATAAATTAAATTCACTCTTCATCGCCACATACAATCTTTTATGTATGGCTGACATGACCCTGGAGCCTCGCTCTAAGAGGGCTATAGTCGTTCCAACAGCTGCCTGCTGGTTGCCGTCACCGACCTGCATGTCAGCTATGGCGGCAAACCGTTGTCCCGCTTGTACAACTATCCCCATTAAAGATAATAAAGTTTGTGAAGGCTCTTTAAAAGGAAGAGTCATAAACGCGTCCTTGATGTTTCCACCAGGTGCATCGACATCTCTGAATTCTCCAGGCTGTATTGCTTGTGCTTCGTCTCTTACACGAATACCCCTTTGTTTAAATCCTGCAGGTAAGTTACTTAAAGTTCCTGCATCTAATAATTGTCTTAGAGCCGTTGTGGCAGTTCTTGATAAACCACCGATCATGTGTATTAAACCAAAACCATAAAAACCTAGTCCTGGTAAAAATTTAAAGTGAACAAAATATTCTATTTTTTTCTTTAACGGATCTTCAGCTTTATAATTTCTTCTTATAGAAAGTATTTCTCTTGATCCCATTTCCAAAGTTACAATATATGGAAGTTTAATTCCTGTTGGTTCACCATCTTTGCCAATATCTTCAAATCCTTCTAGATCTAAATCTGTATGACACTCAACGATAGAAAAAACATCTTGATCTCTTGATTTTCTAACGCCTTCTAGTTCTCGTTCTTTTTTCTCAACGTCTGTTTCTTGGTCATAACCAGGTTGTATATCTATATCTCTATAGAAACCTGATACTTGTTGTTTTTTTAAATCGTTCTCTGACATCTTTAATGTATGACAAACTGCTTCTGCATCTTCAATAGATGTTGCAGTGTAAGGTACAACTAAATCATCAGCTGGTACGAATTTAGAAACAGCTCTACCTAAAAGTTCATCGTAGTAGATTTTTTTAAAAGTAGAGCCGCTTAAAGGGAGATAAAAAAGCATTTGATCGAACTCGGGTTCATACTCCTTCATCACATTCATGAGTTGGTAGTTCATGAAATTTTTTACTCTAACAGATTGATCTTCTTTCATTCTGTCAGGTTTTCCCATGACCTGTGTATGTACAGGTCCTTTTGCGGGTAATAATTCTTTGTAAGCTTGTGCTTGAAACTGAGTTACAGCTTCGGCTAGTACAGGATGCGTTGCACCTGAAGCGCCTTGAAAGGGTTGTGTTGGGTTTTCGTATTTAAATCCTAATAAATCTAATCCTTTAACGTAAGAGTTTTCCCAATCTTTTCTAGATTCTTTATATTGTGTAAAATTTTCGTAAAGTGTAGAAGCTAATGATCCTAAAACATCTTCAGGTAATAAATCTGCTAAATTATCAAAATGAGCTTCAGTGCCTGCTTGATTAACTGCACCAGGTTCAAAATTAATTTCAGCACCGCCGTCGTCAGTTTGAGTTACTTCAATATCATCAGGTGAAGGTATTCTATCTTCTGTAACTTCTGTTTCTGTAACTGCCTCTTCGCCGGGTACGGTTATTGTTTGCTCAACGTTAGGAAGAGCTTTGTCTATATTGTCGTCTGCCATTTAATTTCTCCGAGTTCTTAATTGTTTTAACTTGTTTTGTAGGAACATTCAAGCCTTGTGGGTTTGGCCCACTTCTAGGTGGGATTAGGTTAGTTTTAACGTGTTGCATATTTGCAACAAGTGTTTTATTCTTTTTTTCCAAACATCCCCCTGCCTGATTTATACTCATCAGCTAATTCATATAATGAAATACCACTTGATAAAGCTAGACCAGGCAAGCCAAATCTTCGTGATATCATTTTAATAGCACCTGGGCTCATACCTAATCTTAATGTTTTTGCTAATTTACTTGTTGCACCCATACCACGAGTTGCTTCTTTTGATAAACTTCCCATAGTTCCTGCAAGTGCTGGAGCTAAATAATTTAATGGGTCTGTTGCAATCTCATATCCAGAATCACCTTGGTAAAGTGAGCTAGCAACATTTAAAGGTGTTAATGCAGCTATACCTAGTGGTGTAGCAAATCCAGATAAAGCTTTTCCAACAGGTCCTAAAGCTGCTCTTGCTGGACCCATGGCTGGTCTGGTTTTCTTAACACCGTCAACTATTCTAGTAAAAGGTTTTCGTCTTGCTTGATAAACGGAACTGGCACCGGGAATTGCAGCACCTGTTACAGCAAGTTCTCCACCTATACGTGCTTCATCTAATAATTCTGGTGCATCACCAATAGCTTCCATTCTTTGTTCTCTTTCTTTTTGATCAAGAGTGTCAAGTATCATAGCGTTAGCTTGTGCATCGTTTGTTAAATACGTTGAAGGGTCATCGTTCATAAATTTTTTAACTAAAGCCCCTCCACCTACACCAAGTCCTGCTCCAATTGCAAATCCTTTTCCTTTGGCTGCAAAATTTAAAAAAGTTGTTGCTGCGTTTTTAACTTTACCTAATGCTGCTGATGTTGGTTTAAGTTCAGATATTTTTTCTGCGGCAGCAGTTGGATTTCTTTTAATCTCTTCCACACAACCCGCAACTCCACCACCCACTAATTTATTAAGAACTGCTTTACATGCTGTTGG